GCTTTCAGTTTGCCGGCCCTGTATTCCGCGCCGGCTTGCTTCTGCAACGTTTTGTATTTTTTGCCAGGGTGCTTTTTTTTCAAGGCTTTTGCCCTTGCATTGATTTTCTTTAGTGCATTGTTCATCGGTAACGATTTTTAATAGAGTAATTGCAAATTCCATTTGTTTGATACTGCCAGAACTGCTGCATACAATGCCGGATCGTAAATGCCATCAGGAAACACACCAGGGAAATTGTATAGGTGTATATGCCTTTCAATGTAGCCGTACACATACAGATAAAGTGTTTTCCGTTCGTCGGGTGTCATGCGATCGACCGCGTAACGCCAGGGGACAGAATAATTATACAATGCATTGTGTATCGCTGCATCAGTTGTTGGCACCTGTATCGGTGTAAACACAAATCCGGTTTGTGCAGGTGTTGTATTATCATTCGTTGCCGCTGGTGTTGTTGGGGCTGTACCGTCTGCAGGTGTTGAACTGTTTTTAAAATACAGGTACGCTGCAGCTGCACCGCCTATCAATAAAACCGGCAGCATCGAGCTTTTTTTCTTTCTTTCTTTATTCTTTGGGCCGCTCATGGTTTTTTGTTTTCCATCAGTCAGCAACCATATTGCACCCAAGCCAGCTGCAGCCAGGATAACCGGCCCTGCATTAGATGGCTTTTCCTGTATTGGCAACACGTTGGGCAATGTCTGCACCGGCGAAGCCGTTTCCGTTATTGGCACTATTGGTGTCACCAATGCTGTATCAGGCATTGTGAGCGGTACAGATTCAGCCTGCAGTATTAATGCCGCCGCGTTTGTACCTGGTGCTCCCTTCACAGCCGCGCCCTGGTTTATTAAATCGGTGTTTATTGTGTTCATGCAAATGCCTTTTTTAAATCTTTCCTATAATACCAACCAAGTGCAGCAGCTGCAGCCAGGAACGCTAACAGATATTTTTTCTGCTGCTCTTTATCTGCCAAATCTTGTTGCAGTCCCGCTGCTATCAAGTCTGCAGCCTGGAAAACCGCCGCTGAAAAAGTCCCGGCCGGCGAAACTTCGCCGCCGTTTATCGCTGAACCGCCGGCAGCTGCCAGGGTGTTTGCTGCTTTTGTTAAACTGGTGCCGCCTGGTATTTTGCCGGCAAAAAAATTAACTGCAAATGAAACCACTGATTGCAGTGCATGAGTAAAGCCGCTTGCATAAGGATCAGCATCCAATTGCGGCAACTTCATCATATCACCACTAATGCCGTAAGTCTGCAGCTGTGTATCTGAAAACCCGTTTTCAAATGCCAGACTAATTTTAAACCTGGTCGCAGTTGCACCGTTTACCGTATCATTCAAATACCAATTCAAAGGATAAGGCGTAGGGCCAATTGCAATAACCGGTTGTGCATACAGCATCAGGCTTGCAACGTCTGCAGGTGTTATTTCGTAAGAAGTCCAGCCGCTGCTTCTACCGTTGCGGATCATTGGCTTTGTTGTCATGAACCCTGCAGGGTATTGACCCATGTTACCAGGTGCAACAAACAATGAAGGCAAGTAGCTGGCATACCAGGACGGCCGCGGAATTTCTGCATCATTACCCATCGGTATCGTTAATAAATCAATGCCGCCGCCCTTTGCCTGCATTGAGGATAGCCAGGGCCGGGCCTTCGATTCATTCGATATATAACGGGCCTGCAATTCGGAATAAAAAACCCCGTCAATGCTTTGCCCATTACTGGATATGTCCGCAAAATTTCCGCTGCCGTCACCGTTGCTGTCTTTCATGAAAGCACTTTGCACCCACATTTTTGCGCTTCCTGATCCGTCTGCATATCGCCAGGCCGCCGATCGTGCGTTTTGCCAGTCTACCCGGTTATATCCGATCAATGTTTGTAAATACAAGCATGTATCTAACACATCATTGGCCGTGTATTTCGGGACGGCATTTAGCGGCCGCAATCGGAACCCGTCACCATTATTATAAAATTTTGGAAGGTGTGAAGGATACCAGGACGGCGGCGGCATTAGCGTACCCCAACTCCCCGCCGTGCTGGTATCAGTTTGTTGCACCAGGTTATCTAAACCTGGTAAAACAAAACCCACCCTTTTACTACCCGTTGTTTCTACTTTTTTATTTACAATCCAAACAGGCTGCTTATTTTCTGCACCTGGTGTTGGATCGAGATACATTTGCTTCTCATCGGTATCGACAACAACAAACACATGGTATGGCGTTTTCTGTCCAATGTCATAAGATGCAAAGCAGTAATGCCAGTTTATAACGTCACCAGTTAAACGCTGTATTGCATCCAAACACCCTGCATTGAACAATGCATAACTTTTACAGTCAACACCGGGATTTTTTCCACGGGTTACAATGGCTGCCGGGCTGCCTACTGTTTGTTCATGTTCTGATTCCTCATAGTAGTGCAGATACCGTCTGCAAAAGCTGTTCAGGTTGTTGCATGTTGCTTCCAAACTTTCACCAATAAACAAAGAGCCGATTTTATCGTAATCATTTGCAAAGTCAATATGCCGCTTGCAAATGAGTTTGATAATATCCTTTACATGCTGTTTCTCTTTAACCAATATCCACGAATCGTTATACCGTGGTAACAGCTGCAATATTTCTTCACGCGTAACCATTGCTACAAAGCAGGGTTGTTGGGGTTGCCAAATTTGAAATCTACATTAACCGGCAGCTGCCAGCCACTGACATTTGCAAAACCCTGCACCTGTATATCTTGCGAAAAATTATTTTGTTGGAATGCACGTATAATATCAGCTACAATGCCCAGGGCTTTAAACTGGATATTAATAATTACTGGCACCTGTGCGTTGCCGGGAATAAGAACAGGCTGAAAACTGAATGCATTACCGACAAGAATATTATTGCTGAATACATTGCCGGCGAATGAATTGATTAAAATACCTGTGCTGCTTGTGTTTTGTGCGAGAACTGTAACAGTTGCAACGGGTGTTGCATCCTGGAAACCCATATCAGTGATCGGCCCTGGTGTTATAACCAGATCGGCGAGTGCCCTTGCTTTGGAATAGAACACGTATGCAGCTATACCAGCTGCACCGATCAGCAAAACTTTGTCTGCGGTTTTCAACGTAATGGATTTTCTTTAGAATATTGGACAACTACAACGCAGCTGCCAGCTGGTTAGTATATATACATCGTAGTTTATTTTAAAGATTACCGGGAAAACCCTTGCATTTTAAAATTAAAAATTGTATGTTGCCAATGCGCAGCCGGGCAACGGTTGCGAAAATGCGGTTTTTCACACCGGTTTAGGGGTAAGGCAAATTCCTTTTGCTGCACCTGGTTAGAAATAACCAGGTGTTTTTTTGTCCGGGCAATAGAAAACCCGATCGAAATACATCGATCGGGTTCTATTCTTTTACAGTGTGCAGCTTATCTGCTGCACTTTTAACGTCACCGAGCCTGACAGTATCGCTATTCGGTTGCATCCCTGCAGAGCCGCTTTCCTTTTCCTGCCAGTGCAACAAAGATAAACTTTTTACGTTGCCGGATTCAATGCACCAGGATTATTTTTTGGGTTATCCTGGTAATGCGTTTCTATAATGGACGTTTTCAGCTGCGCAGTGTTGACAGTCACCAGGCACGAATAAATTGTCTCCCTTATTCCGTTCAATGCCTGGTACTGAAAATCCAGGATCGCGCCGGGATGCACTTTTAAAATGTCTTCAATGTAAAATGTTATTTCCCGCTCCAAATTTTCAGAGACGGTATTGGCTAAAAGTTTAACTATGTACATGATTGAAATTTTTTTCTGAATAAAAAATGGTTGCAACAAATGATTTTATAATAATGCGCGAAGTGCTGCACACTGCAACGGCCGTTGTAACGCTTTCAACATTGTAACACTGTGTTTCTTCAAGTTCACTCAACACTGCATTTATCTTTTGTTGCAAATCGAAGATTTTATCTGCTTCCAAAACTATTGCACGGTTCATGTGAATTTATTTTCATATTCAGCAAAAGAAACTTTGTTTACAACCAGGTAACCGGCAACGGTTCTCAAAATAAGTTCTTGTACCTGTACACTGGCTTGCATTGCAGTAAACAGCATTGCTGCTACCTCTTCCTCTTTACCTGTCATTGTCAATTGCACATTAATATTGTCGGCTGATTCCCTTTCAAGTCGAAAAATTATTTTGTTCATGGTATCTTGTTTGACAGTGCATCAATAACGACACGTTTAAAATCAGGTTCCTTTTCCATCAGCTGCCGAAGTGCCAACATCATACAACGGTGGCAACCGTTCATGCCGAATTGCACGGTTTGCCTGCTTGCAATTTTCATGTTACCAGGGCAACTGAATGAGCTACCAGGCATCAGCAGCACCAGACCTGTGTGATGGTTCTCCAAAATTGTTTTTACATCGTTGTTTGTTAGGTGTCCGTTTTCCATATCATGAAATTTTAATTGTGACTTTTCTTTTTTGCCTGTTTTCCACATCGTAACCGGCAATAACACTGCAGATGTCCATCAATTCAACTTTATATCTGCGTTGACACATATAACAGGCATCGACCGGGTTTTGAGCCTCAAAAGAATCGATTGCCAAAATACCTTTATTATCAATGAATGATATTAAGTAAGTCGTTTCCAAAAGATGCAGACATATATTTCGTTTTAGGATTACCGTTAGTTTTTCACGAATAGAGACAGCTTGCGCTACGAAATCAAATTTTCAAACAGTTTGTCTGCTAATGTTGTATCGTTATAGCCGCTTAACAGTTCGCCTGTTTCTTTGTTCTTCCAATCCCTGCCATTCCAATGCCACCAGGCCAAACTTTCAAAATTTTCTTCCAGGGTAATTGCTTCGAGATCGTCGGGTTCATCATTTACAGCCTGTATGCCAAATGGCTGATAAACCCGGAAACCTCTTATTGCTTGAAAAATCTGATCCATTGCCGGAATGTAAACACTTCCCTTTGTGACAATTTTGGTGAAGTATTTAAACAGTTCCTTTATTGAATTAGAGTTTGCAGGGCTGATTTTTTGCGCGGCCGGCGAAGCATTCGGAAAAATATTCAACCAATGCAACATGATTGTTTCCGCAACGGCTTTGTGCTCCACAATAAAATGAAAATGCGGGTGGTATGTGTCTTGTTCTGCATTGTAAGTGCATTCAAGTTTTCTAATTCCGCGCAGCTTTATTTTTATTTTTTGTGATTGCCGGTGTAGCTTTTTATAGATCGCAGTCCAGGCATTAACCATGCCACGCAGTGCCGGCCGCAAGTCCCCGCGGGGAACATTCGGTATTGTCAATGTCAAAAATTGCGGATCGGTCAGGGTGTCCAGCTGCGGTACATACCCGTTAATATTTTTGGCAATCCTGATACGGTTGCAAACCATGCACCAACGATTTTTGCAATACTTGGTTGTGATTTTGTCCCCGTCCTGCTTCAGTTCCTGGCTGCAGTACAAACTATTGACATATCCCTTTTTTAGGGGGCTGTCCAGGTCGATCATTGCCATCAGGAAACCATTCGTTAAATACTTAGCCTTTGCCCGTTTTTTGAACATTTCGCGGGCCTGCAAATCCTTGCTGGTGGCGGATTGCGATAGTTGTGCTAACGTATCAAGAAGATCGGCCCGGCCGGTGAGGCGTGCAAATTCCTCTTTTGACTTCCATTTTGCCACCTTTAACGGGGCATCCCTGGTAACCCATTTTTGTGATCCGGGGGTGAGAATGTCAGACGGCGGCCGCCGTTTATAAGTGCTGTGTGGTATCTGCAGCACTTTATTCACGGGCAATTAATTTTTGATGAAATGCCCGACTGGCAGGGGAATTGCATATTTTTGACACCTGGTGCAAAGCAATATTGTACGAGATTAAAAACATAAAAAGCCCACCTGTTTCCACAGGGGGGCTTTATTATTTTTATTCGGGTTAGCCTATATAGAGAGCTGGCCGCAAAGCTGTTAGAGTTTAAAAACATGCAGCGAATCTAAAACCCTGCCAGCAAACCAGCCTTTTTGAATATCCACGATTGTGCATAACTGATCGTCACTTTCCCGCCGGCCGTCGAAAAAATTCGTTACCAGGTGCTGCAGCTGGTAAGTTTGTTCCATCAATAACAATCAAAAAACCCGTACCATGAAAAACGAAACACTACCCGTAAAAGACGTGATCGCAACCGTTACAGATGTTGCCAATGAAGCTGCAGACACATTTGAAACACCTGCAGCAAACAAGCAAGCCAGGATAACCCGTTGGCTTAGTTTTGCCGGCATCCTGTTAAAAGCAGTGATCGGATTATTCGGTAAGAAAAATTAACCTATAGGTTAATAAATGAAAAAGCCGTGCAACGTTGCACGGCTTTTTTTATTGTCATGCCAGGCGTACAGCATCAAATTGCGTTTTGCCGTCCTGGTGTTTCAAACCCGTTTCCTGCACTTCCAATGTCGGGCCGCCTACCTGGTTACTTTCCACTACACGCAAAGCGTGAGGCATTTTTGCCGGTCTAAAGTGGCTGCAGCTGGTATGTACCTTGTCTTTGCTGCAGGGGCAATCAGTAACCAGGACGGGTAAATCTTGCGGCAACGTCTGCAGGTATGCAATGTATTGCGCGACTGTTATCATACCAGCTATAACGCACGGCCGGCCCTGGTTGTTATTGATACGTAGCCAGTAACTTTTTTTCCAGGATTATGAGATTATCCAGGGTAATTGCTGCACGGTTTATCAAATCCGTTTCAGCATCAGCAAGATCGAGCCGGGAAACGAGCATTGATAAAGATGCTTTGCTGATAGCCATCAATCGATCCAGTTCATTTTTTAAGTCAATCGGTAATGTTTGCATGTTTGGGGTTTTTATTTATCAAATTCATCGGTGAACAGTCTTACAACGAATTGCGGCCGGATATAAAGACGGCTTGGCATTTCGCTTGTGTCTTCATATTCTGCCAGTACAACGTGTTCAAGCTTCGCTGTGCTTTCATTGTACACCATTACAGAAAGTTCTTTGTTGGGCAATGCCTGCAGGTTTTCAATTAACATTTGTACTGTCATTTTATTTTGGAATTTTAGTTATCACTGATATTAAACTTTCCAGGTGCAGCCATTTCACCGCGGCGAATCTTATTTGCCATCGAACCGGCTTTGTTTACTATTTCCCGGAAACGTGAACTGCCAACAATAGCCATTGCAATTGCCTCTACAATGGTTTCAGGATCGCCGCCGGTCATTAGCTTTACAATGTAAGTGTTAACGATAACTGCATCTACTTGCTCAATCTCAAGCAATAGAAAGTGTTTTTTGTTAGTGTCGTTGCTCATGATTTGTTTTTTGAAGTGAATTACTCATGCACCAGGTGCGAACATTTATTGTGCCGCCGCTGCTATCCTTTAACCAATGTACACGATAACGCGGTGCAAATTTTCCGATCGCCGGGATCGTTTCAATGATAATACCGCGGCGGCCGGTTGTGTAATCGGTTGTCGATCCTTTGCGAATTACTTCATCTCCTTTTTGAAAAATTGTCATTGTGAGGGATTTTAAGCCGTTTTACGGGCCTGGTTTATAAAATGCGGTTTACCCCGTCCGGAGACAGGGCCAAAAAAAACGGCCACCAGGTTGCACCTGGTGGCATTTTACGCCGCTTGTTCAAGTTTGCTCATGACTGCAGATAATTCCAGGGCCTGAACCTGGTGATATTCGGCCATATACTGACAGAACTCTTGCCACGGTGTTGTTTCCAACAAATCGGGGCCGGCAGCCTGGTTAAATAAGAGGGAATAATGTTTTGCTTCGATGGAATGGAAATTGAAGTCTTTGGCGATTTGTGCCAGGCACACAGGGGCCGGCTTGGTGGATTTTCTTTTTAGCATTGTTGTACGTTTTCGGTGACAGGGTAAAGGTGCAAAAATTACTGTAACCCCGCAATAGATATTTTACCACGTAGAAACCCCACGGTGAAAACCGCGGGGGATTCAGCATCCCCCCCGAATCCATCAGGGCCGGCCGTTGACTGCCGGCAGGGATGCTTTTACGAAAACGTACAGGGTTTATGCAAACCAGGTTTGCAGTTCTTTTTCGCGTCGGTCTGCCAGGGTTTGGCTGTAAACCAGGTTGCCGGCCGCGTCTCTGGCTTTGTTGTATAGTCGCCACTGATCAGCCAGGGCCTGATCGTCGCCGGCATTGATATTGTTTACCAGGTTATCTGCATTGCCCGACCCTTCATTGTATGCGAATGACAGCAACGCGGCCCACTGGTTTGCATTCAGCGGCCGTGTTATCAATGGTTGCAGATACTGCAGATCGGCCGCTGAATGCTGCTGCAGTTCTGCCAATGCTTGTTCTTTTGTGATTGTACCGGTTGCACCTGGTGCAGGTGTACCATATCCCCAGGAATAGCGGTTAACATCCCAATAAGGATGAGCCCGGAAGCCTTCAAATGATGCAATAAGCTGTGCAGCTGTCATAGGTTCAGATTGTGAGACAATGAGAGGCAGCAGCACAAGTGCAGCGACTGCAGCCAAAATATATTTATCCCTGGCTTTCACTTTTTGCCGGTTTAGTTTCCTGCAGCTGAGACAGGTAATTAATTGCAGCTGTTACCAGCAGAACATTTGCAGCGTCAGCATATAAGCCTTTCTGCACTGCATGGTTGTGTAACCTGGTTAATGTTTCAATTGCTTTTTCTTTGTTCATTTTCGTATGGATTTTTTGAGCAAATTGGCTCAATGATGACGTTTTTTACTAACGGTCGCGGGATCTTCCCGAGCTGGCCGGCCGCAGAAGATCTTTCACCAGGTACGATTTTCACCAAATCCGCACCAGTATTGCATTTTGACCGATTCCAAAAATTCCCGAAAAAATAATTTTTTACTGTTTTCGGTTATGCATGGTTATTCCGGCGAAATATTGTTTGTGTAAACTTCATCAATGCTATAAATGCATCCATCGGGTGCGATGCCGTCGAGCAATGCAATAGCATCGGCGCTGTCAAACTTATCAGCTTCATACACCGTTGCTGCATCAAATTCGCTATACTGATAATAAAATTTAACCCCTTCATCGTTTATTCTTGCAACTACAAATTGTTTTGTCATATACTTTTTTTTGTTACACCTGGTTAAACGACATGCAACATGCCTTTTTCGTCGAAATAGTCACCAGGCTTTGTATTAACTACTGTGCCATCTGGCATTGTATAAACACCAGGTTGCGTTATTACCGTTATTGGATTGCTTCGCCTGTAAAAATAAAATCCGGCAACCGCTGCAGCTGCGAGAAGCAGCACTGTACTTTGTTTCATAAAAAATTTTTAAGATACTGCCATTACGATCCCGCTCATTACTGTTATTGAATTAACAGGCGAAACGGTACCTGAAAAAGCAGGCACGCCGTTAATTTCAATAATTGGTGCCAGCCCGGAACGATTGAAACCAATCGTTCCGGCCGCGTCATCTATCTGTATTAGCGTTCCGTTATTGAAAATTTGAATGTCACCAATTGCATACAAACTGTTTGACGCATCCAGGTGCAACATCTCAATATCTTTCGTCCCGTTAATTTCACCGGTAATGTTTACAGTGCTGTTAACCACATCGATCTTTATCTGCGTTCCTGTAATGACAGAAGATATATCACCAAGTTTGATGTCAGCAAATGAGTTCAGCAGTATTTGCGATATACTGTCATCCAGGTAAATTTCTGTATGGTTATTAAAATGATCGGTGTCCCCTGCCTGAAACACCAATGCAACCAAATCAGTTTTAATGACTGCAGCACCATTAACACCGTTGAAAAAATTTTGCAAGGCTCTTATTTCTCCAAATGCTAAATCGAAGGTGAACAAGTCCAATGCACCTGCAGTAATTTTCCCTAATGCGTTGGTATCATCCCGGATAATTGCAAACGGTTCTGATAGCCCGGTATTATCAAACACCAGCTGATCTGCCTGCAGTGTCAATTTCAAACTTGTAGAAAAATCATTTAGATCAACGGCGCCCGTTCTGAATTGTACATCTTGAAAGCTATCTGTAATTAACAGCAGGTGCCCGTCTAATGGTATTTCGCGATCATCAATTAAAGCTGCAGGATCGGTAATGTCTCCGGAAACCTGGCCAAGAACAATTTTACCGCTGCCGCTGTCAACCGATAACCCATCATTTGCAGACGTTGCAGCGAATGGCGGCCCTGGTGGCGGTATTACCGTAGGATCATTTTTTTGAGATACACCAAAGCCAGTTGCTAAACCCATATAGAGAAAATTTTATTGTTAGTGTTAATATGCTTCTGCGTAAAACAATTGCACAATTTCAACTGCAGGTGCAATGCCGGCAGTATTTGGATCGAACCTTAAAGAAATATTTCCTTTATAAATGTCCAGCTGGTGCGCTGACACGGCCCGGCTGTCACCAAGTGCCGTTGTTGGTGTTGCGGATGGATTAATAACCATGTCATTTACCCATGCCTTCACGTCACCAATATTTGTAAACTGAAAAGAAAAACAGTTTGTCTGCAAATTGATAGGGCCGGCCGTTGTATAAGTGTTTACTGTCATGTTGTAAACCCTTCCAACCTGCACCCGGCCATCATTGCCCTTATAGTCTACTGCTTGAATAGATTTCATAAAATTTAAAATTGAAAGTTTATTCCCTGTGCCTGGTAATACTGGTTTACAATTCTTATATAGTCTGCAGGCAATTGACTGCTTACCGTTTCTTCCAATGTGAACGAACCGCGGGGAATGCCAAAAGTTGTAATAATGTGTTTGCCGTAGGCTTGCACCAGGCGCAACACATCTGCAGTGTTACGCGGTTTAGATAATTGCCGGGCCGCGTCATCAAAATCATTCGATACCCAGGAATAGCCCAAATCTTCTTTAATTGCGTTGGCAGCTGCAGATATTTCCGAGGCACTCATAGTTGGAGTGCCGGCAGCTGCAATATCAGTTTCTAAAGCAGCGTCACGCTGTTCATCCTGCGCACTGCTGCCGAATATTTTGTTATAAACAACCAGGCCGGCAATAATGATACCTGCCGGCAACACGTAAGGCAACGCATCTTTTTTAAAATCGAAACCTGAAACTTTTTTCTTATTCGATTTTTTGTAGAGTGCCGCTCCACCAATTGCAATGATTGCACCCAACCCCAACACCGGCAGCAAACTTTGTGTTTTCGGCATTATGAATTGCCAGCCATCAGGGATAATATCAGTGTCCACACCGGCCGCTTCATAACCTGGTGCAGTTACCGTTACATGCACACCGCTTGTAAATAATTCGGGATGCCAATCGGTATCTAATGACAATACGCCACCTGCACCGCCTTCGTATGTTTCCAGGTTTACACCGGCTTTTGCAAATGCAAAGGATGCACCAGGCACTGGCTGCAGGTTTTCATCGACTGCGTATAGCTTTTTAATCATTGCACACGTTTATAAGAAACTTAAAGCCAGTTTGTATTTTGCCGGTTGCTTTTCTGCCAGGTCTGCCAGCTGCTCCAGGTGATCCAAAATTTCCGGATCAGCCCTTTCCAGGCGATCGAGTACAGAAGCCAGGCGCTGCAATTTTTCATCTGCGCTATCCTGTTCAGCTGCACCAACACGTTGCACCGGTTTATTTGCACCAGCCAGCACCGCCGAAGGATAAGACGGGGCCGCACCTGGTTTAAAGTATGAACCGATCGCGTGTATCACCTGCACCAGCTTTTCAGGTTCGCGGACATAACCCATTATTACACTATTCCAGTTTTCCTGCTCATCTTCTTCATCACGGTCACCACTTAACTTTTTTTCAATTGCGTTGCTTACTTCCTGGTTAATGACTCCCTGCAGCTTTGCCAGTATTGGATCGGTTGACTGTCCAGGGCCGGCCATTACTGCACCAGGTGCAACCTGGTTAACTGCAAACAATTTAAAATTGAAACTGCCGTTGCATTCGGTCTTATCCGTTATATCATCGGCATCATCAATGTCGCGGTACACCTTCAATGTATAAATTGAGTTCGATCCGCCTGGTGTAAGCATATCCAGGAACGTTTCTAATTCAATTGAACCGCTGCCGGCATGAATAAACTGCTTTCTGTCAAACAAACCCCATGCATCAATGCCTCTGGTATTGTATGCTTTCAGCACATTCTCTTTGCCGAAAAATTGCACGCTACTTCCTGCCATAAAAAAAAATTAAAAAAGTAAAGGGCTGTCAATTAAGACGGCCCTAAAATATCCGATCCGCTTGCATCTAATTTGGTGTATTCAACATCAAACAAAAATTCGTAGTTGCCACCGCTAACGTCCGATCCACCAGGTGCAGCAAAAACAATGTATGATTTTGACCAATCCACATTTTTGTAATTGCTAAACTTAGTAGCTGCAAACTTTGAAGGCGCTGCAACGGTCGGGGTTGCCATATCATTGAGCACAAGCAAGGGAATGTAATGTGCCTTTTCCCAGCCGTACACATATAGCACCAGGTAACATTTCACCAGTTCCGTTAAAGGTGCATTGCGCAGGTTTAACAGCGGGCCGAATGTTGCAACGGTCGAAGTGATTAAACGCATTCCATTAATTCTTACTGATTGCGTTGTCAGCGATCGCAGCTGCTGGTTATCGGGAAAATTTACGCGGCCAAGTCCTGAAGCTGTTACTGGCACCTCTACCAATTCGGAGGCGTCGCGTGGTTCTTCCTGTATTAATAAAACACGATCCATGTTGTAGGATATTGGGAAAAACCCAGGGGCCGGGCAAATGCCGGTTACCCTGGTTTTTCATGTTAGAAAATAATCGGTTGCTTTTTACTGTTAGTTTATAACAGTGCTGTTTTGAGCAAGCACACCGCGGAAAATCAATACTGCCCTGGTGCCCGCCGTAACTGCAGCAAGTGCAGCCGGTAACACGATTTGAGGCACGTAATTTTTGCTACCTATCAGCAATAAATTTGGTTCCTGTGTGATCATTGCATCTTCTGCACCGCGCAGCTGATCGCCCACTGCACCAACGGCAATTGCAGCAATCTGCTGTGTTTGCGGACGGTAATAGTGATTGAACAAACCACGGTAAGGAATAATTGTATCATTGTTCACAGTCATTTGGAAACCGCCCGATCCGTAGAACTGGCCGTCGAGTGCTCCAAAGCTGCCGGCAGTGGTGAAAACATTCGGGTTACCGTAAGTCTTCAAACCAAAATTGGCATCTGTATCGCTTGCAGCTACGCCAACAAAAATGCCGTATTCTGCAACGATCAATGAATCCTGCATGTTTAGACGCTTCTCAGAGGGGAAAACAACTGCAGAGCTGTTGGGCTGCTGTACAGTTACACCAAACGCAAAATTTGTGTTTGTTGTGTTCAGCTTCACTTCACAGCGAATTTCAGACTGCGAAAGCTTGCGGCCGTCTACCCAGTTTTGGCAGGCACGCTGATCGCCGCTGAACGATTCGATCCAGGCTTTGTAAAGTACGTTCTTTGCAATGTCGAAGGACATGCGCGCAGACACGTTGTTTGTGTTGTTCATGATATTGGAATTTTAAGATGGTTACTTCATTATACCATGCACTGCCTAACGGCAATGCATGGGGATTTTTTTAGCAATTGGCTCAATGACAGTTTTATTAAGACAGGTAAGCACTGCCGGCATTCTGTATGCCGCTGCCGCTGCCGTTGTCATTCGCCGTTGCATTCGTATACAATGAACCCAACACACCAACGCCGCTGCCGTTTGGTTTATATCCATTCACGCGGTAACCCTGCAGCTGTGCAGGAACGCCCTGCAGCTGTGCAGGCGTGCCACCAAGCACAGGTACTTTCTGGTAACCACTTAAAACAGGTACATGCTGGTAACCTGAAACCTTTTTCACAATGTTGAATGAAATCAATGCACGTTGTAAACCTGCACCAGCCAGGACGCCGCCGGCCAACGTTTTCACAATGTGAGGTTTGCCCTTTAACAGTAACAATGCACCGATACCGCCTTCAGCAACCATTAAAATTTTATCTGCAGTGTCTGCTGATAGTGTTGCTGCCTTCGCTGGTGTTGTTGCCGTTGCTGGTGTTGCAGTGGTTAAGCTGTCAGGTATCAGCGTATCTGCAAAATTGTTGATAGTGTCGCCCATAAAGTAACCGGCAGCAAGTGCAGCAACCATAACGATCGGGCTTTTGGGATTGAGCATTGCACCAATGCCGCTAACTTTTTTGCGCCTGTGGTGTTTTTTCTTCTTAGCCATTTGATAGGAATTTTGAATTTTAAATAAAAGGATCGCTGTTCTGCAATTGCAGCCGGCGGTTAATTACGATTCGTAACCAGCTGGTGCTTCTTCTACAGGTTCTGCACCACTTTCGTGCTCATACCCTGCAGGCGCTGCCGGCTTTGGTTCTTTTGGTTTGGTTGATTTTGCCATTGTTGTATTTTTAAAAGTTTACTATTATCCGTTATATACACTTGATGCCGGCGGCCGCAATGCACTCAAATTGATACTGCCAGGGTTTGCGCCGGCTGCTGTCACTTCAGCATCACTACTGTTATTGATTGCATTGATTAATGCAGTGATTGCACTTGCAGTCATGCTGGCAGCGGTTGCATAAGCAAGAATATTTGTTGCCGCTGTATTCCTGGTCGAATTCTGCGAATACTGCAGCTGGTTTAAATATTGTTGCGGCACTGAAGGTGTGGAAGGTGATAACATTTTATATGCAAGCAGTGCCAGGCCGCCAATTGCTACCAATGGCAAAACGTCTTTCATTCCTGAAACCTTATAACGGGTAGCCTTATATGATCTAACCTTCACTTTGCGCGGCTTCAATTTTTTGCGCCGTTTTACTATCGAACCCAACGAAACAACTTTTGCAAGTTTCCTGCGTGTAACCTTCCTGCGTGTAACTTTCCTTGTTACAGTTTTTTTACGTGCAACTTTTTTTGCAGCCGGTTTGCGTTTCTTACGTGCTTTCAGTTTGCCGGCCCTGTATTCCGCGCCGGCTTGCTTCTGCAACGTTTTGTATTTTTTGCCAGGGT